CACCTTTAGGGTTTTGATATTTTTTTGCAACCATTAGAAAATAATTGCTCCCAAAACAAACGCAAGTAAGTAACTACCAATCATCCATTTCCATTTATGAAAAATTCTAACCCACTCTTTGTGGCTGTGTCCAAATATAATCATGCTTTCTTTTTAAACCCTTCTTTCATTCTTTTCCAAGCATCCTTGGAAACTGTTGATTTAGATTTAGGATTAGATGTACCTCGCTTCTTAGCTCTGTTCATGTAATAGTACAAACCCTTTTTAGCTTTGCTACCATCTTTTGTTTTATGATATTCACTAGCCATATTTTTTCTTTCCTATTTTTCTTTTCATGGCAGATTTCATATCCATTTCCATTTTACCACCAGAAGCTTTAGCATAAGCTTTAGCTTGAGCTGTTCCTTTTTTAGAATAAGCAAAGTGTCTTACTTTGCCATCTTTACTTGTTACTTTTGGCATCTCGTTGCTCCTTTAACGTTTTCCTATTTTTAGGATTACGTTTGTATTTAGTTTTTGCTTTAGACATTTCTAGTGTAGCCTAAAGTTCCAGATCCACCGAATGGCACTCCAAGCTCTGCATCTTGCCTAGCTTGAGAAATTAATTGTCTTCTTCCACCAGTAGCTCTAGCTCTTACTCGTCTTGAAAGTTCTTGCCTTTGTTTTGCCTCTGCTTTTTCAGCAGCTTTTTCTCTTGCAGAAACATCAGCTTCAACTGGAGCAGGTGCTGGTGGTGCTTTTGGTTTAGATACTATTCCTCCCATAAATGTTCTCCTATTGTTTTAATCTACTATACATGGCATAGTCGTGGCCCTCTGGGCCAAATTTACGTTTTATGCCATCTCTCGTAAATAACATAGTTTCAATCCATTTCAAAGCATCTTTATTAGTCAGATCCACAGTACACTCAATCCTTCTTAAATTGAATAAATCAAAAGCATTATCAAAAAAAGCCTTGGTAGCTTTATGAAAGGGTAAGGCAACTCTGATATTATTTAGTTCTTTGCTTGGTATTAGCCAGGCCTCTGCAACACCTGGAAACATATTTAGTAGGCCAAAGGAAACAACTGGCTTGCCAAAATAGAAACCAGTGTAAGAAGCATTATGAATTGTATTTTTAGCCAGGTAACTTTCATAGTTTGGAATGTAATCAAAATACTTCTTCTCATGTTCTCGCAAATTTATCAACCATAAATGTTTGGGGTGGAAAGGTGTAATTTTTTTATTGACACCATCCAGGCCCATAAGTTTTTCAATTCGTTCAATTTGTAAATCTACCATAAATCAAAATCTAGTTTAGCAAGTGCAGCTCTTACAAATCCAGTTTGATTTGGTCTAGTCAATCTTCTAAATTCTCCACCACCTAATAAACAATAACCCAAAGCATCTCCAACGTGGGAGTGTTGATTTTTATTTGGCTGATCTTTAAATCTTTCCTGGCCAGATATTTGTACTCGCTTATAGTGATAACCTCCTGCTAAAGATTTTCTAGTTTTGCTGCATCTGCTATCAATTAAAAATCCTGGTTTGCCCTGGATCAATCTTGTCATAGGAGCTGCAACAGCTTCACGTCTAGTTTTAAAATCATTCGTTGCAGTTGGCTTTGCCATGATCCCTAAACTTTTTAAATGTTCAAACGCAGTAACTTCATAGATCTGATCCCTGGAGCTACCTGCAGGATCTCCCCATATTGATAAATCAAATTTTGGAAATTTTATTTCTATTTCTGATTTTAATATTTGACCAAATCTTTCTAGGCCCATATCAAAGGTTACTAATTCATGCAGCACGTGCCATCTACCATTACCAAGTCTTTGAGCAAAGACAGCAGCAGGAGTTAAACCAAAGTCTAATCCAATTACAATCGGTACACCAGGCTCTGGTTCTAATCGTTCAACACACATAGAGCCATCATCATATTCACTCCAAACTGGTTTGCCATCCTGGACAAAAGTATATTTACCTTCAGCATAACATCTAATCCAATCTTTAGATTTTCCTGCAAGGATCTGTGTATAGTATCCATCTGGTAAATTATTTATGTTCTCTGCTTTTTCATTTTCTTTCCACCAACTTCCTGCAGAAAAAATAAATCCATTGGCTTCAGGCATCTCTGGTAATTCATCTTGTGTAACTTCTCTTACTCCTCCAGGCTGCTCATAAAATTTCCAGGCAAATTTTCCTTTTGGTAAATTTCCTTTTTTAGAAATATCATACCACCAATGATCGTCTTCCATTGGGTTCGTATCCATCCACACTCCTCTCCAGGAAGGGCCACCATCTGCTTTAGAAGGATACCTTCCAACTCGGTGTGTTAATCCATCAATAACTTGTTTAGGTAATTCTCTAGCTTCATTTACCCAAGCTCCTGTAAGTTCTAGTGATAAAAGTTTTCTAACATCTTTAGGCTGATCTAATGCTAGGAATATAACTTCGCAATCAATTCCTGCAGCTCCTTCTCTTGCAGGTAATTTTATATGATGAGAAATAGGAGGCGACCACCTCATGCCTCCCCAAATATTTTCTGGGAAAATTTCTTGCCAAGTTTTAATTGTTGTAGTTCGCAGCTCTGGATATGAGTTTCTAACAATTACAAATCTTGAATATTTAATTCCATCTTTTGGAGATGGTTTTTGTTTTACTGCACGCATAAAAACTTCTGCAGCACAAGCATAAGATTTTCCAGATCCAACTGGCCCAACTATTCCTCTAACAAAACTGTTGTCCTGGAGGAATTCATAAACAGTTGGAGATTTTTTAAAATTAAATTTTAGATCATCCATATAAGCTCTATCAACTCAATAACTAATAATCCTGCAAGCAGCAAAGCAAGTATGGTGTGATAAATATTCCAAAGCAACCATTGTTTATTTTTTTTTTTACGCACCTTTAAATTCTCTACATTCAAATTTTATTGCTAATCTTTGTTCATTAATTTTTTCTATTCCAAAATAATATTGATCTTGAGCTAAAGCTTTTAAAGCTTCTTGTGAAAAAGCATAGCCTGCTATTGCACAATCATAATGACTTTCAAAAGTATATCCTGGAATATGATGGTCAGTACATTGGCTAGTAATCATGCTGCATAAATACATAACCAAAAAAAACTTCATAATCCATTCTTTCGCATATTATCCAAGTTCTGTCTATGGACTTCTCCTTCTAAAAAATTAAACAGAGCTTTGATCCTACTATCATCCTCAAGTCTTTGACCATTAAACAAATGCCTTAACTCATTCTTCTGCAGGCCGATCCTCGTTGCCAATCTCTTGTCGTTGGTCGCTGTCTTCAACATCAATACTGTGATCCTGTCCACTTCCTCCTTGGTCATTCTCCTTCTTGACATATTTCATCTCCTTAATTTCAACTCTATCTGGCCCTTCAATCTTTATACCAATAACTGCAGGTTTATCATCATCTGATTTTTCCTGTTCTAATAATCCTGCTGCTTTGGCTACAGTTTGTAGGGTTCGGATTTTATCGTGCATTTCTACTTCAAAATTAGAATTATCTTTTCCATAAACTCTAATCTTTTTAATAGATCTTAAAGCTTTTTTAGGAATATCTTTGATTTCCTTTAATCTGATTTTACCTTCTTCCCAATCAATAATATCGGTAATATCGGATAAGGATAAATCCACCAGTTCCTGGGCTACAGCATCCTTATTGTGGTCTATGACTTCGCTGCGTTTTATTCTTTTTTGCAGCATCCTTACACCACCATATTTTACAACTGGGTGTGTTTTATCGCTTTTTAACTTCGCCATCTTTCTCCAAATGTACGTTATCTAAATTAGTGTTAAATAGGGTTTCAATATCCTCCTCGTTTTCAACATAGAAGAAAATCGTTTTTAAAGGCTCTGGAGTGGTGTTTTCACTTTCCTGGGCCTTTGTACCCCATTTAACAAACTTTACCCTTGTAAGCTTCTCTATGGCCATTAGAAGGGTATATTATCATCCATGTCATCTGCAGGAGTTCCTGTAGCTTGACTATCTGGTTTTTTCCAAGGTTCTTTGATCTCAACAGTAAGATATTCTTGCTCTTGCTTATTGCCTCTATCATCAACCTTTTTCTCTCTCCAGTTTTCCCAAATATCAATATCATATTCGCCTGCTTCCAAAGTAATAGGCTGTTCTAGCTTAAACTTTTTCCATGAATATTTTGGGCCTTTTGGTTTATCGTTTTTGTAAGCTCTTAACTTTAAAAACGTCTTTTGCATTTATCCTCCTTGGTTTAAGTTCATAGATTTCTTTAATCCATGTTTTTTCAACAGTTAAATCTCCATCAACATCATCCTCCTCATCTGGTGCTTCGCCTGGAGCTATGGCACTACAGAGAGTTATCTTGTCTAATGTTTCGTCTATGATCCAACCTATTTGAAAACTTTTTGCTGCTTGCATCTTTTTTACATCTGAAATCTTTTTCCATCCACTTTCTGCTATGGATACTGCATCATTCCATAAAATTAAAACCATTTTTTTTTCTTTTATAGAATAAGGAAAATTTTTTGAGATACCCCCATACGTACTATTGTGGCCAGGGGAGGCATATATCGCTTTTTTTGCACGTGCCTTATTTTTGCCACCACCCTTATTTTTATTTTTCCTAGTATTTGTCATGTTCAAAAATTAAATCAACGTTTAGATTTTGTACGCATTAAAGTTTTTTCCTATTAATCATCTTCTTTACCATAGTTTTCACATCCATTGGAGCTGTATTTTGGCCCAATAAAAAGCTTTTAAAGAAGTTTATATGTCCTGGAGCATCCTTCATTGGTTCTTTCTTCCTAAACCAAAGGAGAGCTGCTTTCATTTTCTCATAGGTTTCCTTATTCACTTCCAATCCCTGGTCTATCATCCTGGCTGCCTCATCCTCCTGCTTTTGATTATACTGAAAGTCCTTACCATAGACTTCCATTATGCAATTTTTCATATACATCATTAGTAATCTATTTAGCTTATTATCCCTTATATTATTATTAACGTTATATG